CCAGCAAAACCCCTCTCAGGACATCCATGAACTTGTGCGAAGGTCGCAGGGTGGCTCAATACTTGATGAATCAAACCTTTTGGCAGTGTGCAGAAAATGCCATGACAGAATAGGTAGATACCCCCAACTGGCTTTTGAACTTGGGCTTTCTCGTCATCACTGGGAAGATAGACAGGGCGACTAATATCTTTGCCGTGACAAGCACGGCAACCGTCAATCCACCAAAGTTGATGGGCATTGACCTTTCGCTAACCTCCACTGGCGTCAGTTTTTTGGGGGACACATTCGCCATTCAGTCAAAACTAAGGGGCACTGAGCGGTTGGTCGAAATATCTGAACGATTGGTAAATTTTGCACAAGATGTCCAGCCAGTAGCAATAGTTATGGAGGGCTACTCATTTGGGTCCAAGTTTTCTCGTGCCCACTCAATAGGGGAATTGGGCGGAGCGGTGAAAGTCGGCTTACATAAGGCAGGGTTCCGAATGGTTGAGGTTCCACCAAAGTGCAGGGCCAAGTTTGCCACTGGCAATGGAAATGCTGGCAAAGACGAGGTGTTGGCTGCGGTAAAAGAAATTGTTCCAGAAAAATTTGTCGAGTCTTTTGGTGATGACGAGTGCGACGCTTGGGTTCTTGAACATATGGCCTATGCGCAAATTGGAGAATCTCCCTATAAATGGTCAGACCAGCAAATGTCTGCCCTGGAGAAGGTAGATTGGACACCACTGTACGAAGCACTAAGGAGAAACGCGAGATGGTCAGAACTGCTCCCATAAGCCAAGTAGAGATTGAGCAGGAGTTGCTGCGAATGATGGATTTATTGGAAGAGGAAACTGAAGCATTCGAAAAACTTGCAGAAGACGCCGCCAAAAAAGAATCTCTCTACAAGGCAAATTGGGCCAAAGAATATCTATCCGCAAAAGGCTCAATTAAAGAACGAGAAGCATGGGCGGATTACAAAATGGCTGATTTTGATTACGACTACAAAATCGCTGAGGCATTGGTTAAGGCAAAGAGGGAGAAACTTCTTTCTTTGCGCACGTCAATGGATTCCCTCAGGACACTTAACGCGAACGTGAGGGTTCAGGTATGAACAATATTCATCCATCACTAAAAAGTATGGCTTGGCCAATTCATGAATTGGATTTTCTTGAAGGAAACCCCAGAAAGGGGAACGTTGACGCAATTGCTGCCTCGTATAAGGAATTTGGACAAGTCAAACCGATAGTTGCCAAAAAGAATATGGATGGCAGTGGCACGGTTATTGCTGGCAATCACCAATTGATGGCAGCAATAAAACTTGGGTGGGACAAGATTGCGGTCATTTTTCTTGACGCAGATGACAAACAAGCCGTTGCGTATGCCCTCGCCGACAACAGAACGATGGAATTGGGCTACACAGACGATGACCTTCTTCAAAAAATGTTGACAGAAGTATCAAGCGATTTTAGCGAACTTTGGAATGGCTTGGGTTGGGATGAGTTTGAGATGGCCGCAATGGATGAGCGTGCGGTCATAAAAGCCAACGACGATATTACAAAAACATCCTATGTTCCGCCAGTGATAGTTGCAAAGCCAATTGAAGTATCGGAAGAAGTTGAAAAACAAATTTCTGCTCTTGTCTCCAAAGACGACGATGGTGAAACAAAACTTATTGCCCCCAAGGGTATGGACCACACCGAAATCGCATTGCGAGGCTCATCTGTTGCGGTTCCTGGCGCTGCGCCAAAAGCAATAGTTTCAGTGCAAGTCGTTTTTGATGATGCCGACCAGCAGCGCAAGTGGTACGACTTTGTCAGATGGCTTCGCAATGAACCATCAATTGACGGCACAACGACAGCAGAGCGGCTGATTAACTTTATTGAGGCTCACACGGACGCATGACACGACAGAGACTATTTCTTGATATCAATTGCGTAGAAGCGGCGCGCCAGCGGATACGTCACGTCTACGACACGTTTGACACGGTTTGCGTTCAGTTCTCTGGAGGAAAGGACTCAACTGCGGTTTTGCTTTTGGCAAAAGAAGTACATGAGGAACGTGGGCTTGGGCCAGTTAAGGTCATTTTTCGCGATGAAGAAATGGTCAGTCCGATGGTTATTGACTATGTCAACTACATCAGGCAACAACCATGGGTTGACATGGAGTGGTACTGCATTCCCTCTGGCTCGGAGATATGGGTTTTGGGCAGACGACAGTCTGTTGTTTTGTGGAGTGAAAAGCGCCAAAAAGAAGGCCGTTTAATCAGGGAAATTCCACCGTTTGCGATAACGCCAAAAGATTTTGGAATAACAAGCGAAAAAGAAGTAAACGAAAGTATTGATTACTACACAATGCAGGGCAAGAACGGAAGTGTTGCCTTCGTCACTGGTGTTCGAGCAAATGAATCAATGATTCGCTATAGGTCATTGGTTCAGAAATTGAACGAAAACTACATAGTCACCCCATACAAGGGGAAAAAAGGCATGCCAATGAAATTTGCAAAAGTCATCTACGACTGGCAAGCCGCCGATGTTTTCAAATTCATCATTGAAGAGCATGGAGAGCGCTACTGCGAGTATTACGATTCTGCGGCAATAACTGGCAGCAATACCCGAGTTGGCATACCACTGCATTCTGTTGCAATTAGGAGAATTGGGGACGTAGTTGCCACTGAACCAGAATTTTACGACAGGCTCGTTGAGTGTTTCCCGTACATAGACGCACAGTACAGATATTGGCCAGTCTTTAATCTTGAGGCAGTAATCGAGAAATACGCAAAGATGGGTTTTGACGGCGCAAAAGAGTTCATAGAGGACTACATGATTGGCCAGTCAAAAAAACAGAGAGCAAAAGCATTTGTTGCTGAGTATCGACGCAAACACGTTGCTGACCCAAAGTCATACACGATTTATTCGTTGATAAATTCACTTTTCATGCATTCTTTAGCGATAAGCATTTCTGCAAGCCCAATTGGGCCAAAAACTAGAGTTCATTCAGTTAGGGAAATTGAAGCATCAGAAATAAACAGCGAGGAAACATGACATCTTTGAAAATTGAAAATATTGAAGTTGACCAACTCAAAAAAGGAGACTGGCACTGCAACCATATTTTGCGGCCAGATTTGCTTACTCTCTCTGCTTCGCTTAATGAGTTTGGATTCATTTTCCCGATACTTGTACGCAGGAAAGACAACTCGATTATTGATGGCTACCACAGGTGGATGCTCGTTAAGGAAAACGAACATTTTGCTAAAAAAATAAAAACGATTCCGTGCGTTTTTGTTGATTGCGACTCCCTGGAAGCAGCAATGATGCATATTCGCCTTAATAGGGGTAGGGGAAATCTTGTTGCTCACAAACTTGCAAAAATAGTTAGGGACCTTGTCTACAGCAACAAATACACCGAAGAGGACATGGACAAGTTGCTGTCAATGAAATATGACGAATTGCATCTTCTTCTCGACGGAACATTGATAAAAAAACTCAACATTTCTGAACACAAGTACTCTAGAGCGTGGGTTCCAATTGAAGCCCCAGCAGGAACTGTTGACACTTTCGAAACCGAACGACCACCAAATAAGGATAGATAACGCCAGTAATACCCTCCTGATGATAAAATTTGTGGTACCGCGAGTTATCAAGCGTTGCGGAATTTACGAATCAGGAGAATCAGCCATGCCAACTGTTGAGCAAAGAGGCGACGAGGACGAAGGTCGCGCTGGCGGAGTTAGAAGAAGATTGTCGCGAGCAGCAGAAAGAGCACAGGAATTGGCCAGGGGTATTCTCGGTCGACTTCGTCGCCGAGGCGGCTGAATTATTTTTCTCCAGCACTTGGAGGTTGGTTAAATGATAGTAACACTTGCCGACCTCACCACATACATGGATATTAGCCTTTCGCTGAGGCAGCAGGACGCTGCCGAGATAATCCTTCAGGGTTTACAAAGCGAAATGGAAACATACCTTGGCAGACCAGTCGAGGTGACCGAATTCGTTGGGGAAACCCACATCCTTGAGGCAAATCACGTAAACGTTCCAATGGGTTCGTATTTCTACAACCAAGGCTTGGGCCTTGGCGATTCTGACCCCAATGGAATAATCACATATGCTGCACCGCCAAGCACGATTTATCTAAGAAACACTCCGATTGTTTCTGTTTCTGGCGTTGTGCTCGACGGACCAACAATGGTGAATAAAGTTCTCGGCGAGGCAGTAAAAAGAATTGCGACAATCACTGCCGCGACTGCAACAAGCGGAACGGCTACATACACTGCCGCAAACCATGGTTTTACCGTTGGGCAGACTGTCACGATTTCTGGAATAACACCATCAACTCTCAACCTGAACGCAAAGGTAATAACCTCTGTTGCCACAAACACATTTTCTGTTGCGTCCTCTGGCGCAACTGGAACGTATGTTTCTGGTGGCTCCGCAACTGCGAATGGAAGCGACTATACAGTTCGTCGTTACGGAATAGATGTATACACTGGATTTGCAAACGACATCATTAGGGTCACCTATAGGGGTGGACTTGATGGAGACAATATAAAAATGTTTAAGTTGATGATTTTGCGTGCGGCTACACGCGAGATGCAAAACATGCACGATGATGTTGTTGGCGTTAAGGACCTAAATCCAAGAGGGGTGGCCGTGGCTCAAACTGGGTTTTTGGAAACAGAACTTGCACAAATAAAGAAATACAGCAGAAGAAGAATCGCCTAATGGCAACACCGTCAGAACTTAATGTCGAAATAAAAATTGACGTCGACGGTGATGAAGATGCTGCCGAATATCTAAAAGACGTTCGCTCCAGAATGAAGGATTTGCGGCCAGTTTGGCCACGCCTTCACCAAAGTCTGAAGGCATACATGATTTCAAATTTTACTGCTCAGGGTTTGCCATCTGGTGGGTGGAAGCCTCTTGATGCAGAATACGCATCTTGGAAAACTGAAAATTTTCCTGGTGCTCCAATTCTCGTGCAGACTGGAGAATTGTTCAGGCAAGTCACGCAAGGTCCGAAACTGGAAGGAATGATGCGTGGCGCAAGATTTAAGTTCACTGGAAAAATAGCAAGATTCCACCAGTACGGAACGGAAAGAATGCCAGCACGTCCGATACTGTTTGCTCCAGAACGATGGGTTGATGAGGCAGCAGAAGAAGTTGTGAAGTACATTGTTGAGGGATACGAGTAATATGCCAAATTATTTAATGCATGGTCCACATTTTGCAAAAGATTATGTTTCAACGTATTTGCAAAATGATTTGCCAAAAAGAGTTATCCGATATAGAAATGGTTGGGACATTTCAAGTACCGAGTTGCCGACTCCAGAAAAGTTTTTTACTTACGAGCCATTGGCACTTGATGTTTGGCCAACGATAATAACGGTTGCAATATCAACGACACGTTTTGACAGAATGGGATTTGATGGTCCAGACCCCTTGTATCGCGTAAATTATGCGATGAGAACGTATGTTTGGTGTAGGGCGATTGGGCCAGAGGAAGCAACAATTGCAAGAGACAGACTTACCGCAGTTGTTCGCTCTGCATTGCTTGACTATCCGTGCCTACAGGCAGTTGACCCAAGGCAATCATTTCAGGTAATGATTGACGAAAACAGCATGAGAGAAGAATTTTCAGAAATAACTTTGCTAAAAGGTGACAGAGTGATGTGTGGCGCATACATTGGCTACGACCTTGGAATCAATGAAGTGGTCAGTCGTCAAGACATTGGCGAAATTCAGGAAATAGAACTTTCGGTTTCCCAGCAAGGTGTAACCGATGCGAACCTTTCTTCAAGCACATGGACTGAAACACATACGATTGAGTGACGCTTTATGAAGTACAATTTATAGCGCCTTACCAAGGAGAACGGTTCAAATGGCCCATTTATTTAAAATTTTGAAGAGCAAGGATGAATACTCGTCCATTGCCACTCCAGCAATTGTTGTCAAAAACGTTTCTGGCGGCTCATTTGAAGTGGATGAAGAGGGAAGAATTCTCCCCAACAACTCCGTCGCAGCAGTCGACGGTTCTTGCAAGATTTGCAGCGCTGGAATTGCCGACGGAAAACTCGTCGTCGTTCATCAGGCTGCGAAACAACAGTCGTCAAAGCCAAAGGCCAAGGCGGCGAATCCATCACCAGAACAGGCACAAGAGCCAATTGGTGATAATCATCAGACAGTTGCATCTACAGAAGACGCAGAGTCTGTACAATAGGAACAAATTGAATACGCGTAATCTCTCAATAGCGAGGAAGGTGTCATGCCAGGCGTAAGCATACAAACAGCAGTAAGAGTTGGACCAAGTGCCGCAACGGCAGTTGAGACATCGCAGGCATTCTTCGTCGGTAAGGCCGCGCGAGGACCAGTTGACGAAGCAAAGTTGGTGACAAGTCTCGCCGATTTTGAGGCAATCTACGGTGGTTATGCATCGTACTCTTACCTGCATCCATCAGTTGAAACATTTTTTGAAGAAGGCGGCACGAGAGCCTACATCGCTCGCGTTGCTGGTTCTGGAAACTCGACTGGCTCTTTGACCCTCAACGAGGGCGGAGTTGGTGGCGAC